AACACAGCCATAGCGAAATGCATCAGCAGCGTGTGAACTCCAATCGTGTAGGGGTTTATTTTTAAATGTTTGCATTCTATCGTCAAACTGTTTTCGATATTGTCGCAAACAATCAATACCATATTTACATCTGTTTTTATCAAACCAACAGTTATCTAAACTATTCCTCACAGCTTCTATACCATGATCTACTTCTAATCGAGGACATACTTCAAAGTCTAATCCAAGATCATAAGCAACTTCTAACCTGGACTTACCAGTACCAAGTTCTCTTGTTGTAATATCGTGAGGGCCAACATGTCTACCATACTTATATCCTTTATCTCTAAGGATTGTAGCATAGTGTGCAAGTGATTCACCTGAGGTTTCATAATAATCAATGAGTCTTACTTCTTCACCAGTTCGTTGTGCAAACCAAATAGAAGTTGAATCACCTATTCCTAAATCCCACCATGTTTCTACATCCAGGCTAGGATCATAATCTACTTCTGTAATCCTATTTTCTTTTTCAGCTTTTTGAATTTGTTTTCCATAGTATGCTCCAGAGACCGCAGCTTGAAAACTACACTCATACTCCTGCTCAAATTGATCTTCTGGCATAGTTTCTCTAGCAGATTCCAATTCTTCAGCTGAGATAATTTCTGTTTCACTTGCTCTATGTAATTGTGCATACCAATCCTTTCCTGTTCGTTTTGCAAAATCGTAAACATCCCAAAACTGATTATGTCCCATTGGAGTTCCAATGAAGATTACATAACCAAGTTTGTCTGACACAGCTGGTCTAACAACTTCTGTCCATGTTCTAGGAGACATTAATGCAAACTCATCCATGCATACGCCATCAAATCCCAATCCACGAAGTGCATCAGGATTATCAGAGCCAAAGATTTGAACTCTTGATCCATTCCATAGATCAACTTTGAGTTCAGTTTCGTGACGTTTTCCACCAAGTTTCATTAAGGGTTCCGTATATTCTTTTAAATAGTCGTAAGCGACTGCCTTACCCTGGCGATATGTTGGTGCGATATACGCCAATCTTGCATTTTGCTTTTCACATGCAGTCATAATTAAATGATTGATTGCAAATACAGTCTTACCGAACCTGCGGTGACAGCAAAT